TAATTTATAACACATCATCTGCAACTACTAACTCTGCAGTTTGTGTTTTAGATTTTGGAGGAGATAAAACAGCTACTTCAGGTACGTTTACAGTTCAGTTTCCAGCACCAACATCAACAGCAGCGATTCTAAGGATCTCTGGTTAATCGTAGGAGGTAACCTCCTATGAGTGGATCAGGAACTTGGGGTGTCGGCACATGGGGTCAAAACCAATGGAATGATTTAGCAGATCCGTCTTTTACAGTAACGGGTCAAGCCCTCACTGCATCTTTAGGAAATGAAACAAGCTCAACTGAAGTTAATGTAGGTTGGGGTCGTGTTGAATGGGGAAAACAAGCTTGGGGTATCGCAGGTACTCTTATAGCTCCTGGTGATGCTGTTACCGCAAATCTTGGAAGTGTTACTACATCAGCTGGTGCTAACACAGGTCCATCTACAAATAACAATCAAACATTAACGACCGGTCTTGGAACCGTAACAGCTTTTGGTTTAGCTGAAGTATTTCCATCAGGTATTCCACTTACAAATAGTTTAGGAACAGTTGATGCTGGTCCTGACGCTATGGCAGTAGGTGACGCTGTTGTTGCAAGTCTTGGTACAGTAGAAGCGTTTAACAACGAAGGTTGGGGTAGACTTGGTTGGTCAATAAATGATTGGGGTGATGCTGGTAGTTCTGTACAAGTAGACGTTACTGGAATTGCAATGACTGCAGCTTTAGGAACTCCAACAGAAATTACGGGTGATGCAACTATCGTTGCAAATACTTTAAACGTAGCACAATTAACTTTAGGTCAAGTTGATCCTGCACCTGATGCAGCAGTAACTGGAAACTTCATGATAGGTGCTTTAGGTACTTTAGGGTTTCAAGGAGATGTTGCACCAACTGTAACTGGTTTTGGATTAAGTGCTGCTTTAGGTAATGAAACAATAGACTTAAATCAACAAGTAAATGTTACTGGAAATCCACTATTAGCAAGGGTTGCTTCAGTATCTGGATTTACAGATGTTACTGCAACTTTTACTGGTTTTGGGTTGACTGCAACGGTAGGAAGTGGTAATGCTCTTATCTGGAACGAAGTAAACACAGGTTCTGCTCCAATAGATCCTCCAGGTTGGAGAGAGGTCGTTGCATAAAGAGTTTGACACTAACTCTTTATTTTTATAAAATAAACGATATAAGGAATTTAATATGGCGAATTCAACATCAGCAAGTTTAAAACTTACAGTTCAAGCAACCGGTGAAAACTCGGGAACTTGGGGACAAATTACAAACACTAACCTTTTAATTTTAGAACAAGCAATTGGTGGTTATGACACTTTTAACGTAACTAATGCTAATAGATCTTTAACATTTACCAATGGTGCTTTATCTAATGGTAAAAATGAAGTTATAAAATTAACAGGAACTTTGTCGGGAAATAGAACAGTTAGTATTCCTAATTCTGTAGAAAAAGTATACACTGTAATTGATGGTTGTGATCATGCAGGAAACACTTTAACTTTTAAAACTTCTTCTGGAACAGGTGTTCTTTTATGTGAGGGAAATTGTTATACGTTGTATTCAGATGGTACTAATATTGTTAAAGCAAACGAATACAGAAAATGGAGAGCAGTCTCAGCAGCAGAAACAGTTCAAGCTGGTGCTCAACTTTTAGTAAACACAAATGGTGGAGCAGTAACAATTACGCTTCCAGCATCACCTGCAACAGGTGATGAGGTTACATTTGTAGATCAAGGTTATGATTTCAATACTAACGCGTTGACTGTTGGTAGAAACTCTTCTAATATAGCTAATGCAGCATCTGATCTTGTAGTTAATACTCAAGGCGCAGCTTTTTCATTAGTTTTTTCTGGAGATGCTACAACAGGATGGACTTACACGGAGAAATAATATGTCAAATTACGAAGCAACAAAATACGATTTTTCAGGAGCAAACCTTACAGGTATCGAAGGAATTCCTACAGCGACTATTGTTCCGTGGTCTTCTTCATCAGTGCCAACAGGTTTTTTAGAATGTAATGGTCAAGCAGTTTCAAGATCAACTTACTCTGCATTATTTGCAATCATAGCCTCTACTTATGGAGCAGGTGATGGTGCATCTACTTTTAACGTACCTAATTTATCTGACAACGTTGCAATTGGAAAATCAAATAACAAAGCTTTAGCATCAACTGGTGGAGCAAACACTGTAGCATCAACTGGAAACGTTGGTGGTTCAACAGCAAATGCAACTTTATCGACTCCACAACTTGCTTCTCACTCACACCCAGGTAGAGGTGGTGGTAGTGGAAGACAATCAAATTTTGGTGGAGGACCTAACTACCAACCTGGAGCTGGTAACAGTGGTACAGGTAATACAGGTTCTGGTGGTGGTCACTCTCACAATATGAGTGCAAACTTTTCTGGTGATGCGACTTCAGTTGTTCAACCTTATTTAACAGTAATTTATATTATCAAGACGTAGGAGAAATTATGGCAACAAACGCACAATGGACAGTAGTATTTGAAGACAAAGCAGTAATTAAAAATCATGCTGAAGGTGCTTCTGAAGGTGTTGGATATATTATTTCAGATGATTCTTTTTGGGCACAAGATAAGTTTTCAAACATTTGGGCTATTCAATATGGAACATCTAATCCAAGTGACACTGTAGAATACAGAGATGATACTCCTCACTCTAGCTGGGAAGATGCAAGCTTAGGTGACTTTACAGACTTTATTACTAGATGGGATTCAGCTCACTTAGCTCAATTACAATCTGATTGGGATAATGATAATGTATTCGATGATGAAGGAAATCCTGAATCTGAAGCAGATAAAATAGCTAGATTAGGTGCAAGACCTACATCATATAGCAGTTAATTTTTTATCAAATTCAAATCTATTATTTTTTTGTACAATATTAAATATTAAACTATATCTATTGGTATCTTCTTGACACGTATCAAATCCATGTAATATTTCTGGAGGAAATATATAATAGTCACCTGGTTCAGGAGATATTTTTAAATTTAATTGAGGAAGAATTAAATCACATCCTTTTGTTAAATATAAAATACCATGTAAACACGGGTGTGTGTGATAGTTTAAACTATCTTGTTTTTTTATTTCATTTCCCCAAGCTTCTTTAATAGTATTTTTTTCTAAAAAATATTCAAAAATTTCAGGGTGAGTAGTCTGATGATTATTTATTAAATAAGCTATAAAACCTTTGAAATTATCATTATCTATATAATGATCCCAACTAGTCATTCCTCCTTTTACATTAGTATAATTTTTCATAGCAGGATCTAAATTATTCTTTATATCTAATATAAAATTATGAACTACATGAGGATAAGGATAATTTCCATATATTATATTTATAGTTCTTGGATAAGTAATAGTTAAACTATTTTTAACTTCATTTAATTTATTATTTTTGGTTAATAAACTAATTGTCAAAGCATCATCCAAGAAGTTAATATATATTTCTCACCAGACAATGGTGGATTTCCTCTGTGTAAATATGGAAAAGCAGCTGGCCAGATAACTATTCTACCTGTTTTAGGTTTTACTCTTTTTGAAAAATGTAAAAACTCTGTTTCTCCACCTTCTTCTACATCATTTAAATATATTGAAAAAACAAAAGCTCTTGTTGCGTCGGTAAACCTAGCGCCATGTTCAATATGCCAAACATGATAACCTTCTGTTGGTAAAGTTTTTTGTATTTTTAAACTGGTATATTTAAGTTGTGCATGATCATAAACTTCAGATGCTCCAGTATTTTTTATGTAATGATTCCAAGCTAAGTCAAAATTAAAAATTATAGGCTTTAAATCTTCCCACCAAACATTTAAATTACCTGACCCGGCAAAGTATTGTTGATCTTGTTTTTGAAGTATAGAAGCTTTTTCTGAACCTATTCTATTAACTGTGTTGTTAAATTTATTTTCATTTTCAAATAATTGAATAGTTTTATTACATTCTTCTTTAGTAATGTAGCCATCATATACGCCAATAAAATTGGTAATATTTACTGTTTTTTCTTGCTCTTTATTCATATAATGTCAGGTAACTTACAGATATTCTCCAATAAGGTATTTTTTTTATTTCTTGTGATTTATGTAATTTATTTGAATCAAATAATACAAAATCTCCAGGTGCATATTTAAATATTTCACCTTCAATATTTAGTTCACCTCCCCAGTCTTCAGCCCATTGTGGTGTTAAAAATCCTACGATACTGTAATGTGAAGTATCTTTGTCGATATGAAATTCTGTGTAGTGATTATCATTCTGAGCATTTAATGCTATTCGTTTTATTTTTCTAGTTAATTTAAAATTGTGTTGTTCATTTAATTTTTGATTTATTCTATCATATAAACAATTAAAATATCCCATCCAATAAGGATTATTATATATTACTTCACCATCTTCTAAAAACATTACACCGGGAAAAGCTCCTCTTGGTTTTCCTGGTGCAGAGGCTCTATTAAGATTCCATATATTTTGATTAATAAGACCTTGATATAATTCAAAAGAATCTTCTAATGTTAAAACGTTTTTTATTACTTTTATCATATTTATTTAAAATATCTTTCCATGTTGCCATTCCCATAAGAATGGTGATCTTTTAACACTATTATACACATAATAATCTAAATGTAAATATTTCATAACTTCATCTTTATTTATATATTTTTCAATATCTTTATCTTTAAAGCTATGAAGAGGGGTTTTATTTTCATACTCACTTTTTCCAAAATGCATTTTTAAGAATACATGTAAATCAGATAAATCTATATAATGACTACATTGAACATTAAATAGATATGGAATTTGTGAAGTGCTATGTTTAATATGACCCACCCAACTATTTCTCGGATGGTGCTCATTAGCGGTAAATAATGTTTTGATATCTATATCTTTAATATCAACTTTATTTAACCACAAATCCCATTTTAAACCTGATAAAAATCTTTCGTAAGGATCTCTAATTATACAAAACCTTGTTTTTTTAGAAAGATGGTGAACATATGATATATCCTTTTCTTTAAAATTATTCTTAATGCATTTAACAACACTACCATTTCCATTTTTATGGATTCTAACAAATTGAAATTTTTCTGTTTCAACTATATCAAATAATCTAAAATTCATGTGTTGTTTAATATTCTATCATATGCGTGGTCTTTGTAAGGACCATTTTGATCTACATAATGTAAAAACACTTGGGCCATTCCCGAACCTTTATATATACCTGGTCGCCAATGTTTTTGTGAAACTCCATTATATAAAATGGCATCTCCTTCATTTAATTCAAATTTTTTATCTTCAACAATAATCGGCCAATCATCATATTTTTTTATACATGCAGTCACACTTATTTCACATGCAGGTCTATCAGTGTGCTTATCTAATGTAGCTCCATAAACATAGTATCTCCAATATGTATAAGTTGGAAATAATTTTAATTTAGATTTTTTTTCTACTACAGGTAATTTAATATCTAATAAACCGGTCATTACAGCATCATGATACCAGGAAGGTGAAAACGATTGCCCATCAATTTGATAATTTTTGTTTTCATCTAATTTATTGTAGCAATATTTTTGTAGTAAAGATAATTCATCTTTTGAAAAAAATTTTTTTATTATTGTATTCATTTTATAATTTTTTCTAGTTCTTCTTTTTTTATACTAGCTCCAAAAGAGAATATTAATCTTTCTCCATCTTTTATTGGAGTAGATCCATGTTGTTCCATAGAAGCTATAACAAGCCAAAGATCATTTACTTCTACTTCATAAATTTTATTATCTATAATTATATTTCCACCAGATTTAGGTTTTTTTATCATAAGATTAGCTCTGATATGTTCACATCCTTCTTTAGCATCATCTTTATGTATATGTGTAAAGCTATCATCTTGATAGTGGTTCATTAATAAATCTCCATACAAAGGATCTTTTTCTGTAGGAAATAAATTAAATTGTTTAAAAGCTTCTTTCCATAATTCAAAATTTGAATTTTGGGGAGCAAATCTTCTTCCTGGCCCTCCCCGGTTTAATATGAATCCACTTTTAGTGTACGTTATTTTATCTGCATCTTTCCAATTTTTGATTATTCTATTAATTTTTAAATTCATTACTGTAACCAGGCTACTATACTATACCTTGTTCCTTTCGTAATGGGTTGAATGCTATGGGGATACATAAAACTACTAGGAAAGAAAACTATAGATCCTTTACCTAGTTTTAATCTTTTAATTTCTTTTTCTTTTTGATCTGTAAAAATTAAATCTCCACCTTCATAATTATTATTTAGATTAATTATAACACTTAAATGTCTAGGAGCTGTTGAAAAATGATCGGTATGTATTTCATATTTACCTCCTTTTTCATATTGTAAAAGATCTATTTGATTTATTTTGTTACTGCTCATTAAAGGAAATTTAATTTTGTAATGAATATAATTTCTTTCTATTTCGTCTTTTATATAATTCCAATAAAAAATGTCGGTGGGTTCTTTTAATTTTAAACTATAACCTTTAACATTTCTTATTTTAGTATTTAATCCTGATCTAATAGTTAACTTATCTTTAGCTTTATCTTTTATAAAAGGTATTAATTTTTTTATGAATATAGGATTAATTATATTTTTTAACTCAACAATTGCTTCTAAATGGTTCATAATTAAGATACTTTCATTCTCTATAAAACTAATATATAACACAATCATGGCCTTAAAAAAAGTAGATTTTGCACCCGGTTTTAATAAACAAAGCGTACCTTCCGCTCTTCCTGGACGATGGGTAGATGGAGATTTTGTACGTTTTAGATATACCGCACCTGAAAAAATAGGTGGTTGGG